TTACCTTTGATTATGATGGATACTACACATATAGAATATATCAGCAAACATCAACAACCAATCTTGATCCTGACTTGTCAGATGGCTTGGTTGAGGAAGGCAGAGCTCATGTCTTTGAGATTGATTCACCTTCCAATGAATTCTCAACAAATATAACATTCAATATATATGAATAAATTTGAATCAATGTCATTCAGAAAGGACTTTGTCCTACCAGTTGAGGAGCAAGATAGAATGCTTGGCTTTATCAAGTGGGGTAAAAAGAATGACTATCCTTATTTTTTAGTGGATCTTTTCAATGGATCGGCTTGGCATCAAGGAATAATCAAGAATAAAACTCACTACATTGCTGGTGGAGGGATTGAAGTTGTCACTGGTAACTTGCAAAGATTCCTTCAGAATCCATTCTCTGACTTTACAATGGATGAGATTGTTGAGCAACTTGCTTTTGATTATGAATTGTTTGGAGCATTCGCTGTAAAAGGGACTTGGAATAAGGAAGGGACAAGAGTTGTCAGATGGGAGTATCTTGCCATTGATATGATTCGTATCTCAGCAGATGAGAGAATGTATTATCTATCAGATGACTGGACTGTTCAACAGCAATCAGCTGAGAAAACAAATCTCAGAACTATTCCAGCTCTTGATGAGAATAACAAGGTTGGCTCATTTGTGATCTATTACAAGGATCCAGCTAAAAAAGGTCGCAAAGAGCAAGGAGTCTATCCAAAGCCACCATACAATGGAGGAATCACAGCAATTCAAACTGATGTTGACATATCTAAATTCCACATGTATGAATTACAGAATGGATTCAAGTCTGGAACTATGATCACTTTCATGGATGGTTTCCCTGAGACTCAAGAAGAGGCTGAGTCATTCAAGAATCAAATTAAAGGACCAGCATCCAACATTGAAAACTCTGGTGATATTATCATCACCTTTGCACCATCAGCAGATCAAGCTCCAAGAGTTGAGAGTCTGACTGGAAATGACCTGGATAAGAGATATGAATCTCTTGAGTCAAGCGTTCAACAGAACATCCTTGTGGCTCATGCAGTTGTATCTCCATCATTATTTGGAGTTGCTCCAGAGGGATCATTCAATGCGGCTGAATCAGCTGAGCTCTTTGAGATATTTAAAAAGACTTATGTTGATACAAGACAAAGGAGGATAGAATGGATGCTTAATTACATGATTGAATTGTCTGGTGATGTTGGAACTGTTAAGCTCAGAGATGTTAAACCAATTGGAACAGCTGAAGTTGCACCAGTGGCAGCACAGCCAACAGCCATTGATCAACCAACAGCAGAGGCAACAGTTGATGTTGCTAAGAGTGCATTAAATGGAGCTCAGATTGCATCACTTATTGATGTAGTTGCTAAGATAAAAGAGGGAGTATTGACAAGTGAGAGTGCATTGAGCATTGTTTTGGCATCCTTTCCAACCATTGATGAGGCACAAGCCAGGAGAATTGTGGGAATGAACTCAGCTCCACAACAGATGTCATCTTGCAAGCATGTGCATACATTCTCAGATGATGAGATTGGCTACTTTGCACAATATGGTGATCCAGCTCATGATTATGATGTGATTGCCACCTTTCCAATAGCTTGGGATACTCCATCGGCTGATGTATTCTCAAAGCAAGATCAACTCTTTGCAACCATTGGAGAAATCTCAGCAGAGCTCAATGACTTTGATAAGAATGTACTTAAGTTGATTGGTGATGGTGAGGATTCAAATGGAATTGCCAAGGCTCTTGATACAAACATTGAGGATATTGCTAAGTCAATGGCTAAGCTTATGAGATGGGAGGTCATCACAAAAGGAGAGGTCACTGATTTGGGAAAGTCATTGGTCAGAGAGGTTGATATTCCTATTGAAAGATTTGAGGTTAGATATGGATACAGAACAAGACTTGATGTCCCTCCAGCAAAGAGTGGATCAAGGCAGTTTTGTGAGAGATTGATATCACTTAATAGACTCTACACAAAGGATGAAATCAATACTATCTCTGGCCGAGTTGATAGAGATGTGTGGAGATATCGAGGTGGATGGTATACCAATCCAGATACTCAAGTATCAACACCATGGTGTAGACATGAATGGATTCAGCAATTAGTTGTAAAAAGATAAGACATGAACTATTTACTATCAGTGGAGAATCTTAAAAAATTAGGATTAATCCACAGCAATACAGATACAAAACTCTTGGCAGTTGCTATCAAGCGAAGTCAAGACATGCATATTCAGCCAGCTCTTGGAACTCCTCTTTATCGAGCTTTGCTTGATAGAGTTGAGACCAACACATGGACTCAGGACTATCTTGATTTAATGAATGATTATGTTGTGCCATGCTTAGTTGCTTTCGTTGATTACAGAGCAGCTTTATTCCTTACTGAGAAATTGACAAACAAGGCAGCTGGTAGAGTCTCTGATGAGAATTTACAAGCCAATACCTTGGATGAGGTTAATGAGCTCAGAGAGGCCTATAAATTGGATGCAATGAAATTCTCAAAGAAACAGATTGATAAATTAAAAGCATATCTCAATAAGGATGGAAAAAACACTAAACCAGCTAATGAAAGAGCTGGAAATAATAGCGACAGAGCACAGGCAGATAAACGAATTCTTTCAAGGTGATTTCATTGATGCTGTGTCCAGGGATGCAGCTCAATATCCTTTGATGGTGGTAACTTTGCAGCCTGGATCAATGACTGAGCAAGCTGTCAATGTCAATATGATCATCTCAATTGCTGATAAGTACAACATCCAGGAATATAGACAAATAAATGAGATTCATTCTGATTGCTTGAGCATCTGCAATGACATCAGAATCACATTCCAACAATGGAGATTTGAGGAATTCCTTGATATCAATGGTGATATTGCAACACAACCATTCATCAACAGAGGTCCAGATGTAACTGCTGGATGGACAATGTCTATCAATGTATCAATCTATGATTACAATGATTGGTGTTCCATTCCATATGATGACTATGACTTTGAGAATGGCAATCCTCCAGCTCAAGATTGTGGAGATCCAACAACAACATACAATGTATATGTCAATGGAACTCTTGAGGATACATTCACACAAGATACAACAACAAATAACACAATAAATATCAACGTCTAATGGCAACAACAAATATCAATGTAACAGCTCAGGCTTATGATAGAGTCCAGAATGAAGGCTCTAATCTGACTCAAAGATCAACTATTGACTTTATCGGAGCTGGAGTCACAGCAGCTGATGATGGCACCAAGACAACAGTCACAATTCCTGGTCCAGTTGCAACAACTAACTTTGGACTCTTTGCTCAGACAGCCAACAGCACACCAATAACCAACACAACCACTGAGACATCACTAATCAATGGGGGGGTTGGATCATTAACTGTACCAGCAAATGGCTTCACGGTTGGTGATAGTTTTAGAGCTGTGTTTGGTGGTGTTATGAACGCTAATAATAATCAAACTATTAGAATTAGAGTAAGGGCTGGAGGGATTCTTCTTTTAGATAGTGGTCTACAGAATTTGGGTAGTAGTGTTATAAATGATGTTTGGTCTTTAAATATTGATTTTACAATTAGACAAATTGGAGCAGCTGGTGTTGCATCAATTGTGTCCTTAGGTGCCTTTCATTACACAAAGACCAACAATGCATCTGTTCAAGGTTTTGGATTTAATGTAGTGAACAACACTACTTTTGATACAACAATTAGTAATACACTTGATGTCACAGCTCAATGGGGATCTGCTTCCACAGGCAACAACATATATTCTGATATCTTTATCTTGAATAAAACATATTAGCATAATAAGTATGGAGAACATATTTAAGCTTGATTTCAAAACATTCATAAAGAGTCCATTTACATATATCTTTTTTGTACTTTTAACTATCCTTATTTTCATAGGAAGATATATCATAACATCCAAAGACAGTGAAATCAAAACACAACAACAGAAGATTGATGATTGTGATGATGAGAGAAAAGCTGATAAAAAGCTGATGCAGGATATATTATTTCAAAAGGAATTAAATGATAAACTAAATGGAGAATAAAATTCTATTGATTGCTACAATTGCTAGCTCTTTATTTGCTATCCTGGCACCAATGCCTGTGCATAATTACAAAGCACCAAATAAAGACTCAACTACAATCAGAGCAGAGAAGTATCTGCATGATCTTGAGGAGGAAAACAATCACAAGGTTGAGGATCTTAAGCATGATGTTGACAGCTTATTGACAATAAAGAAAAAAATTAAGTATATTTACATCCAGAAAAAAGACTCTTTATGAGCTATGCTTGGTTGAAACAGGAGAAATCTCCAAAGATATTGGTCGAAGCTGTCAAGTTAATTGGCACTAAGGAGATTGTTGGCAAGCAACACAATCCAACCATTCTATCCTGGGCAAAAGCTCTTGGCCTTGAGAAGGTATACACCAATGATGAGATCCCTTGGTGTGGTTTGTTTATTGCCTATTGCTGTCATGCTGCTGGTCTTGATGTTGTTAAGCATCCATTGTGGGCATTGAACTGGAATAAGTATGGAGATGTTGCTCAGGTGCCAATGCTTGGTGATGTATTGACATTCACCAGGAATGGAGGCGGTCATGTTGGGATCTATGTTGGTGAGGATAATACACATTATCATGTACTCGGAGGAAATCAAAACAACTCAGTGAGTATATCTCGTATTGAGAAGTCAAGATTAAGCCAAGCGAGAAGGACAGCATGGAAGATTGCTCAGCCAGCCAATGTCAGAGTGATCCATCTTGAGGCAAAAGGAATAGTAACAACAAACGAAGCATAATGAAAAAACCAGGCAGACCAAAAAAGAATTTGAACATCAATATTGACACTAAGAAAGTGGATGTTAAAATCACGCGAAAAGATGGCGTCACAGACATTAAAGTTGATACACCAAAGGTTGACGTTGAATTGCACAAAGATAATCAAGGAAAGAGCATTAAAATAGATTCAGAGCCAGTTGATATCACCATTGATAAAGGTGAAGTCAAGGTTGATGTAAATGAACAGAGTGGATTGCTTGGCAAAATTGCCAAGTTTATCTTCAGAAAGAAGCTTCCATAAGCGGTTGTTTTTAGGGTTAATAAAGAGAGCCATCCAATTAGGGTGGCTTTTTTAATTGTTAAAATATGTTAAAATTATTTCATAACTGAAAATAGTTATTAAATTTGTTCAACACTAAAAACAAAAAACATGGGAACATTTATTTATTTGCTGTTATTGTACAGCTTTGTTGCAACTTTAAAAATCATTAGCCATGGAAAATAAAGTTGAATTAATTGAGGACATGATTCATGTTCTGAAATACAAGATGAAAGTCAATCAGAGACTTATTCCAGAACTAAGGAGAGGATATCTTGATCAGCTTGCTGATAAATTTGAGGATCAGATTGATACTTATGCAAGAGCCATTGGAAGATTACAGAACTATAAAAAGAAATTCCAATGAGCACAGCACACTACGAATACTGGTGGCAAAAGTCAGGCAGATTCAACATTGATTTATATAACAATTTTTTAAGAGCAAAGAGAGATGAAGAATTTCAGAGTAACTTACAAGATAAAGGATGTCAAATGGAAGGTCATCCACAAGACAATCCAAGCCAACAGTCCAGAGGATGCAATCAAGAAGATGGATATGTGGCCTCCGTTAATCATTAAAGTTGAGAAGATATGAAAGAAGGAAGATACAGTAACGCAGCTAAGCTTGACATTCATCAAGTTAAAGATATCCAAAAAAGATATGGATCATCTGAAATAACAATGAAAGAATTGGCTAATGAATTCAATGTGACAATGACAACCATTTGCAGATTGGTAAAAGATGTTGAAACTGATAATAAAAAAAGAGGCACTGGTAAAATATCTCAGTATTGTAATTTCACTAAAATTAATGAGGAAATTGCAACAAGAATCTTGATACTCTACATGAGTGGTCAAATGACTCAGAGATTGATTGCTGAAATGTACAACCTGGATCAGTCAACCATCAGCAATATTTGCACTGGCAAATCATGGAAGCATTTGTTTCAAGGAGTCAAGGATCAATATAACAAGGAAATTTTAAAGATTAAAAAATGATCCTGCACACTGGAAAGCAAAAGGTTGACTATCGCAAAATAAAGAGATGGAAGATTCAACTAAATATTAATAATAAATTTTATAAAAATTATGAGCAAGACTGAAGAGAAAGAAAAGTCCTGGATTGAAGAGGCTTGGGAGTATAGCAGAATGGCTATTGAGAATGATTTACCAACAACAATTGATGCGTTTTATGAATATCAATCAAAGAAAAATGTACAGATGCATCAAGCTGATTCAGCTGATGAAAGAGAAGTCAAGGAACATTCAGACAATGGCAAGATATCTTGATGTCTCAGAGAGAACAGTTTACCGATACTTTGATTTGTTCAGAGCATTAGGATACCAGGTCAATAAAGATTCATACAATAAATATTTTTTAAATGGACATAATACAACAAGTAAAAGAACTAATGATCCAGGATGATCTCCATCTTGCTGATAGATACAGAGACAAGGTATATAAGAGAGCTTATCTCTATTCAATACTCAGAGAGGAAGGCTGGCATCTGTCAAAGATTGGAAGATTATTCAACAGGACTCATGCCAGCATCATCAATGCTCTTAAAGTTCATGATTCATTCTATCAAAAAGATAAGATTTACATGAGGCATATCAAGCATTATGA